GCTTTCCCGGATAGCTGTTCTGCGATCTGCTCACGGCCCAGATAGGCCAGCAGATAGGAGCACCACACCCAGGCGCAGCCATTGAACAGGCACAGCCAGACGGCGGCTTTCATGGTCTCCATGCACCCCCTTTTGGACCGGTGGGTGGACAGCCACCACAGCCCCAGACAGAACACGCAGGCCAGCGAGAACGCCGCTACAACGGCCAGGATCATCTGCGTGCTCATAGGCCGATCCTTCCCAGCAGGAAAGCAATCACTGCGGCCAATACAGCCCAGATGGCCTTATCCTTGATGGAATCCCATCTCTTCTTTGGGGCCGCTTGTTCTGCCTCCTGCCAAGCGATCAACTTGTCCAGTTTCCCCATGATGTTCTCGTACTGCTCGTTCCTGGCTGCTTCCGCTTTTTCCAGGTCTCTTATTCGGTCAAACAGCTTATTGTGGGTATCTCTTGCCTGCTCCTGCATTTTCTCCATCTGCCGCTCCAGCATGTTTGCCTTTTGGAGTCCAAGGCAATCCCTCTGTGGGTCAATCAAGCATTTATCATCCATCAGGTAAGTATTGACCTCCATTTCGACAAAATTTTTGCTCTCCTCTTGCGGGCCCTCTTTTGATGTGCTATAATGACGCCACATCCGACCAACTCTGAAAAGGTTACCCCCTTTTTTCGACAATCGGATGCGCCCCCCTGTAGTTAAGCTCCTACAGGGGGATTTTTTATACCCTTTCCCACGCCTGCGGGTAATCTGTTGGACTATGTACGGTGTTGTCCGTCAGGCATCGATATACCACGCCGCCGTCCACGCAGCACTCCCCAGACATGTACATGCCACTGGTGCCGTTGGGTGCCAGCCACTCCTTTGCCTTAGAGGGGTCTTTGGTGTGTCGGATCGACCACAGCGCCGGCGTATTGGACGGGGTGCTCCCGGGGTAGTGGCTGGCGTTGTGGGGCTGGAGCAGGGTGAATACCTGCCGCTCTCCGTTGACCTCCTCCCACACGGGGGAGCCGATGGCCCAGCCGGAGTAATCCTTCGTGCCGTCGAACTGCGGCACCTTGGCCTCCTCTGCGATAATGGCCGTTCCGTCCAGCTCCGGCGCTCGGGCGCGGAGATCCAGTGCGTCGGCCTTGCCCTGGGCGCGCATTACGCCCAGAATGAGTTCCTGATTCGTCATCATGCCTCCTGCACCCCTTCCTGGTACGCCACCGCCATGCTGTCCCATACTGCGGCGACCTCCTGCTTGTCTGCCTTGTTTTGCTCCACATCCTCCAGACGGCTCTCTGGGGTGACCTCGGCCTCCTTCGCCGCCCTCAGATAGACCTCAAGGTTGCCCTCGATATCCTCCTGGGAGATGGTGGGCTGTTCCAGGTGATATTCGTCATACTCCCAGCCCGTGATGGTGGTCTCGTCCAGCTGCTCGGTGTATTCCTGGGCGTTCTCGTAGAACCGCACCAGACACCAGCCTGGCTTATTGGGAATAGCCTCGATGGAGATCGTGCCTGGGTTGTTATCGCCTCTTACTCTCATGATTTCACCTCCCGGAACTGGAGACGGGCGCCGACCTTATTGCTTGTTCCTGATGAAGTAACTCCAGCATGGAAGAAAAATAACCCAGCTTCCTGTTTACTAGTAATATGCCCGCCAGCATTAAGCACCTTCCACTCAGGGCCCGAGTACGTATAATCTGGGATATAAGAGATTGAGCTCCCTCCATTAGCATTTGGAATAAACGCCCACGGGAAGACGGAGCTAAATCCCAATCCTTTGATCCAGCCTGAGGTCGGAAGTTTAATGTTAGAATATGGGTAATTGGTGTCGGTATCATCGGTATAAATTTCCGGGTCCGTGCAGATATAAACACTTTGTCTATAGACGTTAATTCCATCAATAAATTCAGACACATTCCCCCACGGGTTCTCAATCCAACGGTACTGCACCGCACTATTATCACTCGAGTTTGCTCTTCCGGTGTGGTAGACCATGGCGTCGGTCAATCCAGTTTTGTTGACTGATGGGTTGTTGACGAGGCCCTGAGCTATCTTCTTTTGACCATCCCAATCGGCGTATTCGACCAGATACAACAAATCATAAGCGCACCATGCGGCGATGTCACGGAGCTGGAAGCCGGAGGCCATGTTTCTGGCGTAATCCCGGAATGTGCTTCTTGTTTTGCTCACACTCGGGGTCGTACCGGAATAGCTGGCAAGAATAAGCCCCATTGTACCTGACGATGCTTCACCGGCCTCATACCTCCCCAAATAATTATCACCGCTCCCCGGATGCAAAGAAAGTCCGTCTACTGGCCCATCCGCAACGTAATATCGGAATATGCTTCCTACCCTTTCGATTTTGTAGTAAAACTCCGGGATTTTTACCATTACGGGCAAATTAATGTTCGTCCTTGTAAATCCAGGGTCACCTTTCTTGGCTGAAACTCGTCCGGTTTCATTATTTAAGGTATATTCCTCCATCCCCATCCACGGCATATAGCTGTCGAATGGTGAGGAGCCTGAGCCTGTCCCAACTGCGGGTACTGGCTCGGTTGTGATGTCCACAGTGACCAGCTTGTTGGGATCGTTGGCTTTGGTCAGACGGGTCAGGGCGGTGGATGGGTTGGAGCTGTCCCAGGAGACGCCGAAGACGGAGGTGAGGGATTCGATATCTATCATTCGTGAATTGGTCGAAGAATCCCAATTTTCGGATTCTTCAGATAAAAAAATCAAAGAAATATAGTTTAGATTATTTGGTAGTTCTTTTTTTGCCAGTACGGTCACCGTTTTATTTTCGTTATTGAACGAAAAGCTTGCATATTGTGAGTAATCTGGATTGCTCCACGATACGCTTATGTCCCCACCAAATCGTGTGCTCGCTGTATAGGTAACGGATTTATTATTTGCGTTAAGGGTAACTTTGCCACTAGGTAATAACGAGACGTTGTTCATTGCCTTCCTAATCGTCCACGTCGCATTTTTCGTCTCCGTAGTCCCGTCCCACCACTGATATCCGGGCTTCGGTTGAAATCCCATAGTATAAGTCCCGGCGTTTGTTTGGTATGATGCCCCAACCAAAGTAAGTTCTTCTGTGTTAAGGTCGTTCCACTCTGCCATTTGTGCTTCGCCATTATAAGTAAGTGTACCCTTTTGGCTTGGAACCACCGGAATGATAATCGCAAACTGCACCGCCACGCTCAGAGAGGCACTGGCCGCTGTGTAGTTTGTCCCCTCGCTGGCTGATACCTGGATGGCCGTATTGCCGGTCTCCACACCTGTTACTGTCAGGGTGGTCCCCTCCAGGGACGCCGTAGCAACGCCGGAGTTATCAGACTGTGCGGACAGCGTTCCATCCCCCGTGTAGGTGACAGACACCGCCTGAGATGTGGTGGAGGTATCCAGGCTCACAGATGCAGGGTCAAACGTGATGCTGGGGGTTGCCTTAGCAATAGACCACTGGATATCCTTCGCCTCCGTGCTCCCGTCCGACCACTTGTACTGCGCTGTGGGCGTGACCACCGCCGTATAGCTCCCAGCGTTCGTGCCGGACGTGTCGCCGGATAGGACCATCTTGTCTGCATCGTAGCCCGTCAGGGTGGGGCTCTGGGCCTGTCCATTGTATGTAAGACTCCCGGATACCGTGGGCACAGAGATGGTCCCACGCTCCACAGTGATGGCCTGCACAGCGGTCTTTGTCACCCCAGCCTCGGTGTAGATGATCTCCACCTCACTCGTCCCCTCGGGCAGTGCTCCGCTTGGAGAGTAGGTCCAGCCGGTGGCTGTCAGGGTGGCCCCGTTGGAATACGATGCCGTGACCACCATCCCCGCAGGGTCAAAGACCTCTCCGGGGAGATATGTGATATTGTCAGGCGGTGTGGTGATGGAAATGCCATCCAGCTTGATACCACCGCCTGCGCCGCCGCCAACCATCGTCAAAAATTTACTGCCCATCTTTTACCTCCATGCGGATGATGTTGACTGTGATATCTGACGCAGGGGCCTCCGCACAGATAAACACCGCATATCCATTCGCTGTGACCTCATCCTCCGGACGAACTTGCGAAGAGACCCACGCTAGATAGGAATCCGAATCAGGGTTTGCCAGATATGCGTAGCCACTGGATTTGAACAGGTCGTTGCTCACAATCTGCTCATTCTCGATCCACCCACTGGCAGGGAGTGAGACCGAAAACTGCCGGGACTTCCCGGAGCCAAATCCGGCTACTGGTTTTCCGTTGACGTATATCATGGCGTCACCACTCCTTACTCTACGAGATACCAGAGCTCGGTGTTTGCATCGTCAAAACTCCAAAGTGTTCCATCTTGATCCCGAACAGAGACTCTGATCTCTTCCGCCGCTTCCGGCTGGTTAAATATAACAGCACTCCAGTCATCTCTATCTGGTCGTCCGGACCCAGTCGGTGATTTTAGGAAGGCATAACTTTTTTTCGTGTCTGCTTCTACATTGAATTTGAAATATACAGTCTCATCATAGGAGGCAAACGTTGAGTGGTCTTCAATCACAAAATGGACTATTGTTCCTGGAGAAACTGAAATAGTTATCCTATCTTCCGCCCCATTTGCTTTTGTTCCCTCGTTCATCACCTTCTGAACGATATCTTCTCCCTCGTTGCTCCCCGCAACACCGAAGATGCTCACGCCCTTCTTGATGTTGGCGGCCACGAGATTGGCGTCTCCCTTGATGGTCTGGGTGCCGGTCAGATACCGCCCGCTGGCAATGGTCTTATTAGAGGTCCCCGGCGTGATGGTCTGCGCCCCCTGGGTAGTCAGCTGTTTGGTCGCAGACTTAGTCCCGGAACTCACATACCCGGCGCTCTGAGTCGATTTTGCAGTAATGAGTCCGGCGCTGGACACCGTTATGCTGGGCGTGGCCTGGGTGGCAGTTGCCACCGACTTACTGGCTTGACTGGGGTAGTAGCCGGCGGGGACTGTCACAGTGGCCCCGCTGGCGGTCAGGTTGCTGGAGCTCTTGCTGGCAATGGTCCCCGTCACCTTTCCTGCGGCCACATAAGCTGTCTTGCCAGAGAGGATGTCCCCAGCCGTCGCAGTGGCATCGCTGGTATCGGTGCCGCCTCCTGTCACATTTTGATTGAAAATCATATTGCATCACCTAATTACTCAATCTATCCCACCACTGTCTCTTTGTGTGGTGTATGCCTGTTCAGATTCAATCAACTCTGATCCAGTTACTTTGCTACTTCCCTTCATAACTGTTTTTGTTCCCTGAGAATCATAAACAAAGCTGCTGGTACTGCTGCATGTAAATCCAGCAGTATTGTACTGGCTTCCAACCCATTGGTACCATGTCATACCACTCTCCGCTTGAAATGGTGCATCATCGATGGAAAATGAAATCAGGTTTACGGAATACTTTACGGATTGTATGTTTATATATACTCGTAGGTCTGTATTCGGAACAGTCTTTGCAGTAAAAATCAACGCCCCATCGCTTTGCTCTGTTGCCATAATTCCTGCTGCCATGTATTCCTGCTGAGATGAGATGGCTGGCACTGGCTGTATAAGCTGCTTAGTTTCATCCGCCAATATTCCCGTCACTTCGGCTCTTTGTGTCTTGGAATTGGAATCCCACCCAGACGCCGTGAGTACAGTTAATGTCGTTTCAACTTCTGTGCCCCCGGCATCTGAAATCGCTTGTTCCAGATAATCCTTATTGACCACATTGGTGCCTTCCGTTGGAGGATCGAACACGTTTACTCCGCTTGCATCTACCGTGAGCATGTGCACTGTCTCCCCGCTGGAAAATGCAAAACCTATCTGACCGTCATGCTTTAACTCCATATACGCCTTGTGGGAATCGTCTTGGACGCTTTCAAGTGTGACTTTTCCTCCATCGGCCATGACCGAAGAATAGGCACTGGAATTTGTGTCATTTTGAGCAAGCATCTGTGCCCTTGCTCTCATTGCTTCCACATATGAAACGGAATTTTGGTTTTGGGTTTGCATTATTGCGCTTGTACCGCTGACGGAAAATGCGCCAAAATCGTTATTTTCAATTGTATTTGAGCTAATAACCAAATTCTTTCCTATGATTTCGGCGCTATCTTCCATTGTCCCACCAGACAGCTTCAAATATCTCTGGTCTGCCTGCTCCTGAGTTAGACCGCTTGAAGGACGCCCCGCCAACTCATCAATAGCCCCCTGAACATCAGTTGCCGCCAAACCGCTGGTGGTGTTGCTGTAATCCACATCAGAAGCGGAAAAGCCATCAATTCCACCCTCATCTTCCGAGAAAGTGATGGTGTACGGACCGCTTCCCAGACTTTCCGCCATTTCCAGCTGACCACCACCGGGGACAGTGACGATGTTCTCAGGCGTGGGGATGTCAATATCCGCAATCTTATCGTCTACATACTTAAAAACATCTGTGTTCATTCCCTGCGGGTCATAGATGCTTTTCAGCATGTCGCCAGATCCAATACCATCAGCGCCATTGTAGACCTGGAATGTACTGCTTTTCCCGTCAGTCAGATAGATGGTGTAAGTGTCTGTAGTCCCTGCCGCCCCAGTACCGCTCGTTCGCTCGATACGGTCAATGCTGGAGCCAGGGTCTCCGGTCTCACCTTTGGGGCCAACAGGACCGGCTGGGAGCCCAAATGTCAGCTTTACGACCTCATCTACCAGAGACTTGCTGACCGTGGCCGGCTGTCCAGTCTCCAGTGTGATGGCCTCTACCAGCATATTTTCGATTGCAGTCCTTGCCGCTTCCGCTCCGCTCTTCGCAGTCTCTGCTCCAGTCTTTGCGGTCTCCGCCTGATCTACAAGCCCCTGGAGCTCTTCTTTGACCTCTTCCGCTGCACCCTGGGCGGCAGCTTCGGCCCCGGCCTTCGCCTGCTCTGCGGCTGCTTGAGCGGCCTCTGCGGCTTCCTTGTTTGCCTTGGTATCCTCCACCGCAGTACCAATACCAGCCACGGCCTCAAGTGCCTGTTCAGAGGCTTCCAGCGCATCGCTTGCCGCTTCCTGGGCCTGCTCAACATACTGCCGGACTGCCTGCTGGGCAAATCCTTTGAACTGCGCCCCAGTGACCTTTACCGCCTGCCCTTGCTGTTCTGCAACAAGCAGCGAATCATCGTCTACTGTGGATGCCGCAGGGAGGGACCCTATGTTCTTATCAGCCATCGGTATCCTCCTTGGACATCTCGTTCAGGATTTTATATGCTGCCCTCAGCTCTTGCTTGGCCGCAAACATGAGGTCCACTGATTCTCCACTGACTGGAATGGCGGATAGCCACTTAAACACTTTGTTTAGTTTTTCACTAACTTCCTTCATAGGTCCTCCTATATACTTTCGATCCAAAGGTTGAGATAATCCGTCAGGCTTTCAATATGAGACCATGTAAATTCATCTTCCGAATCTACATAGATACCGTCCGATCCGTTCCCTTGACCAATTTGATATTTGACGGAGTTGTACATGGCAGCAGTCAACAATGTGTCCCCAGAAGACATCAAGCAGCCGGAGCGTGATAATGTAGCGCCTTGAGAGCTGCTTCGCTCCCAGCTAAGTCCAGAGGCATCAAGCGCCTCTTGCACTTTATTTACAATATCGTTCCAGACCTCATGTGGAAAATTCTCTGCTGGCTCTTCATTATCCATGGCATTTCTGGCCGCTCTTGTCTGGCTTGAACTAGCCTCGCCATTAGACGAACTCCAGGACCATAGATCAATAGCTGGTGCCGTTGAATCTGTAGTAAAAGAACCGCTGTCATAAATGCTCAGCCATGTAATGGACCCTGACGCATCCTCATATCCAAGCTGTGCTTCCCAGTCATAAGTAGTTCCAGGGTCCAGTCCCCTAATTGTTTCAGAAAAGGAAGATGAAGCGCCTCCGACTGAATCACTCCGGATCTCATAGGTATCTCTATCAATGTCAAGCCTGACATATCTGTAATAAGAAAAACCTGAATCTCCTCCTGTAAACGATGCTCTAAATCGGGCGGAGGTCTCAGTAATAGAGCTAAAGGATGCAGAAAAGGCCATGCTTGTTCTCCTTATCCGAATCTGACCGGGACACCTGTAACATTGTCCGCAGAGAAACCAATAGTTCCATCCTCAAAAAAGACGATCCCGATTTCTTCTTCCCGGTCATTTATAAGATATATGCCCCCTGTATTTCCGGTTCCAGCGCTATAACTCTTCGCAACAAAAAAGCGTCCAGATTTACGGCTGGTGCCACTGCCCGTTCCGAGTGCCAGCGTTACATTTCGGTCTGTTGCCTCAAGGACGGCTCTGGGCTGAGAACTGCCTGTCCGCATTAGCATAAAGGAGTCTCCGTCCATCATTGCGTAAGTGTCTCCGTCCTCGGTGGCGTAGATCTCTGACCCTATAATGGTCCCGCCTGAAATGGTCGGGCTTCTGACCTCCGTGGAACTGATATATGTACTCTTGATGTAACTTGGTAGTTGATTGTCATAGGCCAAATCATAGGCATCGTTTGCTGTGTTGACCGCTTCATTGATGTCTCCCTGAACTCCGCTGTCAAGGTCTCCCCACGAGATGATTCCTGTGAGCACCAGACTACCAGTCTCGATTACTGATCCCTTGATTTTTGTTGTCCCTCCAGAGTCTGTCACCGTCAATCCGTCCAGCGTCTGGGAAATCGTAGTTACTTTTCCATCTAACCCTGTGATGGTGGTTGTCAGCCCATTTGCTGTCTGCTCAACAGTGGTGACTCGGCCATCCAAACCGGAGACCTGAGATGTGATGCCTTCCAGCTTTACGTCGATGGATGCCGATAACCCTTCCAGCTCATTCTCCACCTTCAGCAATATCTCTTCTGAGGTTTTTGAGATCAGAGATCGGGTCTGGGCTATCTGGTGGTTAAAATTCTTTGTTGTCTCTCCCTCAGTTTTGTACTCATGAAGGGTTTCATCGCTTCCAGGAGCCGCCATATCCATGACTTCTCCAGTAGAGAATCGGATATTCTGATAGGCAAGCTGGGTGTACAACCCGGCCACCGTCATTCCATCTCCGAGCTCTGCAATCGGTGACATTTTGGCCCCATTTGCTTCTAGTCCCTGATAGGAATATCCCTGCAAGGTAGCCAGAAGATTATCGGCCATCTGCTGTGAGGCATACGGGCAATCCTGCTCTATGACAGTCCCCGTCTCGTCTCCAGCTTCATAGCAGTTTTCATCATCCACCCAAAGGATAACGCCGCTGATGGGGGCCTTCTTTTCGTATTCAGTTAGTGATAGAGCTTTCTGCCCTACAAAAACTTTTCCGTTCATACCAAAATCCTGTCTCCACCAAAGGTGATAGCGAATCCGTTTTCTTCAATCAGGTAATGTGTCTCAGGCGGCATACTGCCAACCAGAGGGACCAACAAAAGCTGGTCGTTTCTGGTGATCGTCCAGTTCCCGCCGTTCGCCACAGCAATGAATTTCAACACATCCCGCAGGGTGTAGTCATTGGCTGGATAGTCAATGGTATAGGCGTGGCTTACATTCGTCCGAGGGTCAACGGTAATGCCCATCAGTTCGGCAATGATGTCCACCGCATCATCCATTGGCATGGGGAACTCCAACGATTGATCCGGAACCCACACCTTGTCAGCCTTTAGCATGGAGTCATAGGCTACTACCGTCATGATCCCCGTCGGCTTTATAGACCGCTCATCCAGGTAGAACACGCCGAGCTGTTCCCACTGATTATTAACTAACGCATAAGGAATCATTTTTGCCGTTGTTGGAATGACCGTTTTCTTCCGAAACACAATTTTTAATGTAGCTTCACATGCATTTCCAATACTAAGCTGGTCGAACAGCGGTCGCTCTATATTGGCAGACCTGATATCCGCATCTATATATTCCTCATTGTCAATTAAAACTTTATATTTCATGGCTCACTTCTCAATCAGTGGAAATGTTATCCCGCTCCACCATTCCGTTCCGTCCGGGTGTTTGATAAGGTAGGATGCTGGGTTGTTATTGGCGTACATGGTCTTTGTAACTGTGCTCCCCTTTTGAGGGTCGAAGTATGTAACAGAGACCCATTCTGGCATAATAGCCGAAAGTACAATGCTTGCCTCAGCTGATTTGAGGGGGCGGCAGGTCACATCCAAACGGATTTTTGTCGCCATGCGGTTACGCTCCAGCGTACCGTCCAGCATGCGCCCTGCCCCTTCTCCATCCACGTCTGATCTCTGCCACTTTACTCCCCCATAAGCGATATAAGGAACGATGTCGGTCCCATCTATTTTTAGTACCATCTGATCGCCTCCTTATATACGCTGTAGGGTCTTTCCGTACATCCGATTTTGTCTGTTCTGGTATGCTGTTACCTGTTTTCCTACCTTATCACCATCCAGATAGACATCTCCGCCATTCTCTTCGATTGCGGCTATGATTTGCTGAGCCATAGCATAGATGGCATTGATAACTCCATTGTTGGCGGATGTCACACCAGCGGCAACGCCCTCCACAATCTGATCGTTGTTTGCTACCGCTGTTCGGTTCCCAATGCGGCCAACCAACTCAGGGCCTTGTTCTCTGGCAATAAACATTTCGCCATGTTCAGGAAATCCCCCAAATGCGAATGTTGGCATTGAAACTCTTCCAAGTGTGATTTTTGGAATATCTAAGCCAAATCGCTTTCCACCAAGACCAAACGGCAACCAATCCGGCGTTGTGAAAGATAAGGAGTTTATTTTTTCAATTATCCAATTTAACCCCGTCTCAACCGTAGAAATAATCCCGTTAATTCCGCCAACTACTGCCCCACCAAGGCCAGTTGTCCAAAATTCATTCCAACCAGACTTGAAAGACTTCTTGAAATCTTGCCATCCGTTTTCAATGCTGTCCCAGAAATTATTCCATTTCAGTCCAACGTCGTCCCAGAACACTTGCCAAATGGACTTGATTTCTCCTGTGTTTTCATCAATGTATCGTGACAAATCTCCTAACTTTGTAGAGGCCGTATCATAGATGGACTCATATTGTTCTGTAGCATCTGCAATCGTAGAATCCTTTGCGTTTTTTGCAGCATCCACAATAGCCTGATACTGCTCGCTGTTAATAACCCCGGTATCAAGCATTTTTTGGGCTTCTAGAAGAACCGTAGAGTACTGCGTTTCAGCAGCTGAAATTGTCTCGTCTCTGGTCGCTTGCGCGTTCTTAATAATCTCGCTGGCCTGTTCCAAAGAAATGTGTGCGGCATTATCTTTCAAGTTTCGCATAATGGTTTCATATTCGATTTGTGTTTCTGAAAGATTTGATACACCCAAATCTAGCATTTCTGCCTGAATACCTGTGATTTCAGTCCATTCAGTTTCCGTAAGTGCTCGATTCTGGATTGCGGCTTCTTGCATAATTGCACTAATTTCCGCTTCTCCAGCTGCAACCGCTTCTTTTGCCTGCATATAGTAGTTTTGATTTGCTACAAGAATTTCGTTGTACTTTTCTGATCCAAGAATACCCGCAAGTGGTTCCAATGTAGAAAGAACATCATTTTTGCTTGAATCCAGTCCGTTTGTAATTGTGGCTACAATGGTGTCCACTTTTTCTTGAACGCCTGCAATTACAGAATCGTCTATAACGGTTCCTCTAAACTCCAGATTTGCCATCGAATCATCCAGGTCTCGCATTTGTTCCAAAAATGGATCAACACTATTCTTAGTTGCTTCTGAAATGCTGTTATCCAGTACCTCAATTCCATCAACAATCCTGGAGGTTTCTTTATACCAATTCCCAAAATCAATGGCTACATTTTGTCCGACAATACTCAATGCGGCTCCAACAACAAATCCGATTGCCGCTCCTGCCGGACCTCCAATTACAAATCCAATTCCTGCTCCAGCAAGTCCAGAGGAAAAAGCGGCTTGAAGTATAGTGAAGATACTCTTTTCTGTCCCCTTGCTGATTTGTCCGCTAATATGAGCTGAAATACTGTTTAGGTTCAATTGCAGCGCAGTCGCAAGGGAAAACCCGATAAACGCTCCTTGCGGTGTCTTTGTTACAAGAAAGCCGATGGCTCCTCCGAGGCCCGCAATAAGAGACGTTCCAATGCTTGCCTTCACTCCGTTGTAGTCAAGCCCGCTGGAAATTGCGCTTGTAAGAGACACAATCATTGCAACAAGCCCAATCCCCAATCCAAGAATAATTCCAGGGCCTCCAAATACTGCATACAAAAGACCACTTCCGAGGGCTACAACCAATGCTCCCTTTACTAGATCCCAAATTTCTCCTCCTTCAGAGAAAAAATCCCCAAAAGCTCCAATCGCTAGTTGGAGTTCAAGATATGCAATGATTCCTCCTGCAATCATGCTTTTCATCCCGCCAAGAAGCCCAGTTGCAGTTTTTAAGTTTCCAATTAGCCCTGCAATTTTCCAAGCTGCCAGTGCTGTTCCAATCGGAATTATATAGTTATAGAGTAGGTCTTTCACCGACTCCTTCAACTCATTGGTCTGGTCGGTTAACCCGTTCAAGAAATCATACTCAGGCAATTCCAGCCCAAGATCACCACCAACACCACCTACTCCACCGGTTCCACCACCCCCGCCAGAAGCATTAGGCTCCAAAATGGTTAGCTCATCAATTCCAAGAAGCTCCCGCTTCATCTTCTTTGCGGCATCTGTGGCTCCACCAATAGCGTCCTCTACCTCAGAGGCCCCAACGCTTACTCCTTCCAATCCTGAATAATCAATTGTTGGAAGTTCAAATCCAAATAGAACGGCAAGTGCCTGAATCGCCTCTGTAATGACCTCCACAAATGCTTGTACCCATGGGATGACTTGCTGAAGCAACGGTATTAAAAGGTTGCCAAGCGCACGGGATAGCTGTGTAATTTGTTGGTTCAGGATGCGTAAAGCATTTGCCGGGGTAATGGAAGTCCTGGCAATGTCTGACATAGCATTGCCACTTTGCTCCATGATAGCCACATAGCGCAGCTGAGCTTTTTCTGCTTGGGTCATAGCATTTACACTTTCGGTAATACCGTGATTAAGCGCAACCTGCTCCAAAGAGGCAATGTCAATTGCATAGCCAAGCCGACGCAAAGGCTCAATCTCGCCAGCAAGACCAGACTGCAACTTTTCCATAGATTCCTCAATCCCAATGTTATAGAAAGAGGAAATATCGTATCCAAGCTGTGTCAGGTTCTTGGACATGAGTGCCGCCTGGTCTGTTGCAACGCCAAAGCCAGAAGCCATCTGCATAAACACGCCCTGGTTCCGCATCCATTCGGACGGATCAATGCCGAGCAACGACTGGACTTCTTCTGCGTATGCTTTAGCTTCTGCTGCATAATCGCCCATAGCAACAGTAAATAGATTCAGGTTCTCAACATAATCGTTCGATTCCTTCACCCAGTTAGACATAACAGAGGCGATTTGGCGGAATGAAATCAGGTAAACGCCGAACTTCGCTTGAACGGAGCTGATTCCAGTCCCTAGAACGCCGAAACTTTTGGCTGTCTTTTGATTGGAAACTGCCAGCCCAGTATTGCTCTGGATGATCTTCTGAATCCGAATCGGGAACGCAGAAAACCCGTTTGCCACTTTCTGCATCTCCGTTGCCAGTGGGCGCATTGCGGAGGCTACCTGGTTCATCTGCTGTGCAAACTTCCCAAGGTCGGCCTTGTTGAGAGCAGTGCTGATCTCCGGCAGTTTTTTCAATGCATTTACGGTGGAATTTAAGCCGCTTGATTTCTGAATAGATGACAAACTATTCAGTGCTGGCGCAATTTTTCTTAGCTTGCCTATGCCCGTGTTATTTAAGCTGGCTGCGGCCGATGCAAGTGCCTGCATTTGCTTAGAGACCGTAGTCAGCCCTGCTCCGCCTTTAGCCGCTGCTTTCAAGTTGGTCAGAGCGGTAGCCAATGCGTCGATTTTTGCCGCCGCATCACTCGAAGTTGCCTCTATTTCAATTTGCAGACTATCAATGTCAACGGCCATGGTGCCACCACCTTTTTAAGTATGGCACTTGGCACTGTGGCACTTGGCACTGAAAATATAAAGATCCCCGCTGCCTCCTTTATATTGAGATAGCGGGGACTTCGAGTTATTTAGTTATCTTTTCAAGATTTCCAAAAAATTTTACCCTCCGCCTATTTCTAAGCGGAGGGTAAATAAATTTATTAAAGCCCAATGGACATTCCCCAGAAAAATCCGACAATGAATTGCCATAGAAATCCAATAGCAAAAATCCAAATAACAATACGAACTAACAAAGGAATTTGCTTCCATGCGGACTTATTGTTTGTTTGTGTACCATTGTCATTTGTTCTGTCTGTTGCTACAACAACATTCGATATATAAGCTTCTATAACAGGCGTAATTCCCCAATTCGATTTTATATAACATTTGATAAATATTTCATCCTGATCGGGGAAGGCCGAAAAATTCAACGTTTTGATTGCTTTCCGACCAACGCAAAACGAAATTGTGTGATTTCCCTCTTCTACAAATAATTTTACACTTTTTCCGTTTTGAATTTTTGCAACCTCAGAAGAGTCTATTTTAATTATTATTCCACCCAATGCTCCAGCACTTTTACTTTCTCTTTGTACTATTACAGGGCATCTCATAAAATATCCCCTCCCCCCCAAATCTTACCATAATTCGAGGGAGGAAGCAATCAAAATCTCTGCTATCCCAATTAACTTAAGACATCGAATTTATTTTCGTCAAATCTCCATTTTCAGTTGACAAAAGAATTTACTTGTGATAAAGTTGAGAGATAATTTTTAAGACCATTTGAAAGCAGGGAAATATTATACTATTCGCTCGCTAAGATTGCAAGATATTTTTTTCAAAATCGCTTGATTTTTTTCCCTAAAATACTATAATAAAAGTGTGGAAACCCTAAAGACGGTTGCCACAGTACATAAGCTACTCCATACATAGCCGGGGTGTCAGCCCCAACCACGCAGTGAGCCTTCTGTTTGCGGCAGACGGCTCACTTCTTTTTGTCTCGGAATTTATCCCACACCTGGATAATGATCCAGATGATAGAAACGATCCAAAACAAATTTTGAAGAGTTATGTATATCACCTCCCCAGGAAAATTTCCCGCGAGGGCTCTATACACGCCTCCATTCCGCACTCGCGGGATGTCAGGCAACCGTCCTTTTAACCGTCGCTGTCTCTCTCTATTGCGACAGCGGGTTTCCACGTTATCATTATATACTCCATTTTTCCCGCTGTCAAATTCTGTCGATATAATTTTTACAGAAATTCTTTTTTCAAAATCTCCGCTATCTCAATATAAAGTTTTCAAGGTACAAACCGGAGAACTATCCGAATTTCTTTTGGGCAGATCTAGCCCAATTTCTGAAGAAAAGCTGTGCTTTCAAACGCTCGTTTTCAATCTCTTGACTTGATTCCAGCTTTGTCTTTTCTTCTCCTCTCATTGGATACGGCTCTGTTCTATAGGGAATAGGCTTCGTGCCCTTCTTTGCAAAAGCATGGAGAACTGGAGCTACATCACAGAAGGCTTCATAAATGTACATTCCCATCATGTGGGCCGCCGCATTTGTCCTTCTCCGATTAAGCTTATCTGCCTCACGGTATCCCTCTACCATCCATACATCGCCATACCAATACTGTTCCCAAGTCATGCCGATGGACAGATAGTAGGGGCACTCCGCTTCAAATAGATCCGTGAAGGACTGTGGGCCTTTTACAGCTCCACAGTCACCTTCGCGTTTTTTACGGCATCCTCGTCAGTGGCGATAAGATGTGTAAGAGCGGCCTGATTGTAAAGCTGCATCAGCCTCTCCAGCAGGGCAGTTGTCATACCTCCCATACCTTCCAGAAGATCATCGGTCTGGGACCGGGACACATTCTTATGGTTCTTTCTGAACGCATAGTAGAACAGCTCCGGGATTCTGGTCACGGGGAAAACCGTCAGTTCGTCAACCTTGAATCCACGGTTCTCCGCAAACTTTACGCTCTCTCTAGTGAAGTCCAGTTCATAAACCGTTCCAGTATCATGGTCAGTTACACGGGCAGGATTAACTCGGTCCTTCATATCAATGATCTTATCGCTCATGTCTTTTCCTCCTTAAACTTCTACAGTCTTACTTCTCGCGGACTTGAGACTCATTGTCTCCAGATCAGTAGGCTTAGCCTCCCACTGAGGCGCACCGGTCGGGGTGATGTAAAGGGTCGTCTCCAGGACAGCGGAAACCTCCATACCGGGCATACCCATCGGGGAGGGCTTCCCGGTAAAATACAGGGCCTTAGTCAGACCAGGAATCAAGATACAGAACCAGGTTGCCTTATTATCAGCAGCCGCCGTATCATAGGCATCAACAACTCCCTCCCATTCCTCCATAGACTTTTCGGTCAGGTTTGCCGTAAAGGACAGCGCACCTCCAATATCCTTCAGGCCCGGGATGTAGGTTTTCCATTCGGTTTCCGCCAGCGTGGTTGTCTCCAGGTTATCAGGCTCTGGGTTCAGTTCCGGGATGCTCTTGATTTCGCTAATCTCTTTATAGCCCGTAGTAGGGCGGGTGCCAGCCGTGGCCTCAGCCGCATAAAGGAGTTTCACGCCCGCGGTGCTAAGTTGGATTCCAGCCATAAAAATAGTACCTCCTAATTTTTTAGGGAGGCACTTGGCACAAAGGCACTCGGCACTGTCAGCCCTTTTTATTTTGTGTAGATTCTAAAATTCTTGTCCGCTACGCCCTCATACCGGGCGACAATGCGGTAAATAGTGGCGTCCTGCAAGTTGGACACTGGATTGCACATGGTTCTTGTGAAGCCAATCTTGGAAAACTCATTGTCGATGGTCTCCATGATATCCTTTGCCTCGGACTTCTTGTACCCTACACTGTTCGTGTAGACGTTTACCTCGTACATCAGCGATACGGCGTTTTCCAGATTTGGCGCTGCCGTTCTCATTTTTTGAAGCACGTTGTTGTCGCTTTCAACGATGGTGACGGCCGGAAATTTTGCGGGGCTGTCTACATATTCGCCAGACACAAAAATTCCATCATAAGTGGAACGAAGCGCCCCTGCGATTTGACTGAAAAGGAACGATTCAATGTCTATCAACACATTACCTCCTTTGCCAGTGGCACAACCATGCTACGTAACATCTTAGCGGTCTCGTACATGTACGGTCGGCTTGGCATTCCCTTTGTCCAGTGGGATTTTCCGTCTCGACCAATGTACCACCAGCCTAGTTGCCCATGCTCGTTCACATCGTATCTCCATCCAGCAATCGCAACCTCTGGATGCGGGTTCTGTGCTCCAACGATGCCCGTTCCGAACTCACAGAAGATGGAGTGTGTAGCTGTGGACACAACAAATCCAATCTTTCCTTTGTACTGGCTTTCAATGCCACGCATCAGTTCTCCAGTGTCATAGATATCCATATAGGATGCATTCAATTGGGCCAGGGATACGCCTTGCTCTGTGAGCCTTCTCACCAGATCATCAGCGGCTTTTTCAACCTTCTTCTGATACGCCTTGACTTCCTTCAACGCTTGGTTGATCGAGTCCGTGCTCAGCTTCAGTTTGATCTTTGGCACTTAGCATCGCCGCCTCAATCTCTGCTTTTCTATCAAACAGTTTTTGTTCCGCTTCGTACTCGGATACAGAAACCTTTTTGATAGCGTATTGAATACTGTTCTTCCACGGTGCTTTCCGCTTCACAATGTAGTTATACGGGCCGTCAGTATCGGCCCCATCTACCCACAAAACAGAATCCTCGTCAATTTGGCAGGCCGTGTCTGCGGTGGTTGCCGTCCGATCGTAATCTTCCAAAGAGCCAAACTGCTCCACTTCGGAATTTCCCTTGTTTGGGGAGACACACAGCATAGCGGATTTCAATGCGCTGTAAATGGGGAGGTAACTTCCGAGACTGTTCCCGAATTCATCAACCAGCTCTTCCATACCAACAAGGTTTTTGAAAAAAATAGGCTGTGTATTTGCTAAAAAATTGCGGAAGATAATCGCCCCCTACTGCATGGTCTTTGCAAGCGGTGTCACTTCTAAAAGAAGTTCCTGTGGAATCCCCTCCGAACCGTAAGACCTGGACACGCCGTTTTCAGTGTGAGCAGTTTCAAATTCACCGCCCTGCTTGTTGTAAATTGCAAGAGCCACCCGGAACTGCAAATCCAGATACCGGCTTTCCAGTTCGTCCGGCCACTCCTGGAAAGGATATCGCCTCGCCATGATCGCCGCTTTTGCGCTTTCTAGGCAGTCCTCCAGGATAGCATCGTCCGGCTCATTCGTGCGGAGTTTCAACCTCGCCAGATTGTCCATTGTCCGCCCTCCTAGGTCTGCCCGGCTTTTTAGGTGCGGCGGGAGGCGGCGTCGGTTCATCCAACACCGTCCCGTGCCGCTTCATCATATCCGCGTCGTCGGCCTTGATAGGGAACTGAACACCAGCCTCATAAAATCGGCCATCGTAGCACACGCGGTAATTTGGAATAAACTTCATGCTGCCTCCCGCTTTTTTAGCTCTCAAATGTGGCCCCAGCAAAATTGAACTTCACAACACTGCTGTCATCCACAAGGACTTCAAAGGTGTCATCCTTTGTTACCCGGAAAATAATGTCCGGGTCAAATGTAATGCCCTGCTTGGTCGGAGAACCGTTTTTCTTAAATGTCATCTTGGTCCCGGTCTTGGTCAAGTGGAATGGGAAGTAATAACCTTCCTGCTCGTCCGGCTCGGAACTGAACTCGGTATATCCTGTCACATGATGAAATGTACCGGTCACGGAGCCATCGGCCTTGACCGTCAGGTCATCTCCTACCAGCTCGGACACTTGCTTCCTCAATAGGGTCTGACTGCCGGGGAAAAGGGTTAGAGTGTCAGACCCAATTATTCCCCCAGGACGTTGATCACCGCCACCTCGTCCATACGATCGAAGGAGGGCAGGACGATTTCAGACGCAAAGGTGTTGATGTTTACAGGATGCTCCTGAAGAATACGGGTAATTGCTACACCTGTATTCACGATGGAAACCTCGGCGCTGGACGCCCCGCGCAGATCTGCCTCTTCCGGAGTGGTGCCATACCAAGTACTACCAAGAGCACCGTCTGGAATCAGGCAAACATAGCCATTGGGCACAAACGGATGTGCAACTTTACTCTCGTCCCGGAACTGCTTGTCGTAAATTGCAATACGAAGCCCCGCTGTAGACTCGATAACAGCCTTTACCTCTGTGTCAGTCAGATAAGCAAGGGAAATCGCATTGGTGGTCAGATAACGGTTCTTCACCGCATCCGTCTTTGCCAGAAGATTGAAGGTATAGGAGTTCATAATGGCAACTGTTAACTCAGTGCCAGTTTTAGAGCGAATTGCATCCTTGACCATCTTAAACGCTGCAAATGGATCAGCCGTAGAGGGCTTGTCCCAGGTGGCGGTGCTGGTCAGAGCGGTATAGTTAGAGGTCTTCCAGGAACCGTCCGTATCATACTTGCAGGTGTAGTCCACCCCGTTTGCCTTGATTGCAATGCCCGCATCTCCGCCCTCCGGGAACAGCAGCTGCATAATCATGCGCTCAGGAACAACGTTCGCGCCGTCAATCAGGTCACGGGTATCGTCAAACACACGGGCAATCACCTCAGCGGCATAGGGGTCGGTAGACTCCTGCACCCGCAGCATCTCCTGGCGATCTTTCTCCTTGATCTTGTATCCCTCACGGAAGAACGGCATTTCAGTTTCCAATTTCTCAAAGCCGATACGGTCACGGAAGGTTGCCTTGGCGTCAAACGCAGAAGGCATCAGAGAGACAGGCAGCCCACGGGAGCCTTTCAGCCAGGACAAGTCAAGACCAGCCTTCTTGCGGGCGGGGAACAGCGTAGCGCCCAAGTAGGGAATCTGGTTGGAGGCAACCTCAGTCCAGTTTGCCGCAATCGCAGCAGGGGTAAAAATTTCTCTCAAATCCATTATGTATCCCTCCTTACTCGTTCACGCCAATGTTGTCCCGCAGGATAATGCCGGGTACGTCGAAAGTGGCGTCCAGCGTAATACTCGCATGAGATTCAACCTTTTTCTTGTCCACCACACCCTGCACCAGCAAAGCGCCATTGGGGTTCTCGGTCGGGTCCACATCATACAGCAGCATACCAACAGCGGTAGCATAAGAGGTGGTTGCCACTTTCTTTCCCGCAGCGGTCATGGGCATACCGGCAGGGACAGCAGCGGCTTCCGTGACACAAATGGGGATCGCCACAAAATCGTCAGCGGCCAGAATCTCAATGGTGCCGCCAACAGAAGTCTTGGTAAACTTCATCTGTTTCTCTCCTTTTCAATCAAAAATAGTGTTTCAAACCTTCGTTTGCGTTTTTGAGGGCATCGGCCCGCTGTTTTCCCAGCTTCTTGGCAAATTCAACAGCCTCGTCCTTCTCTTCGGTTCCACCACCAGCACCGTCAGGCTTGGGGTCCTGTTTCACCAGATCAGCCCGCAGCTTCTTCTCATAGGCAGCGTTGGCTTTCTGCTGGTTGGCAAAGACCACATCCATCTTTCCGTCAAACAACGCCTCTGCTGTCTCACGGGCCAGCTTCTCGTCATAGCCCGGCATGGCGATATAACGGGCCGTGTGCTCGGCAATGGTGGACTTCCGCAGCAGTTCGGTGTACTTGTCCTCCAGCGCCTTGCGGTCTGCATCGGCTTGGGCCTTGGCCGCCTCGTCTTCAGACAGCTTCCCTTTGAGAGTTTTCTTGGCTTCTGCCAGTTCAGAACTCACCTTGTCGAACTGCGACTTCTGGATATACCCGGACAAATCAACCTTATCCGGGACTTCCACTTTGAGCAGGGCTTCTACCTTCTGCTCGGCGGTCATGCTGTCGAATCCTTCAATGCTTTCAGTGCTAATGGTAGGCATAATCAATTCTCCTTTGCGCTTATAGTCATCTCCGACTTGTTCTTGCGTTTGATTACCCTCACTTCTCTGTGAGCCTGCGATACTTGTACCGCCCCTTCTCTGGGGCCATATTCAAACGGCTGGGCCGCTTAAACTTTATTGTCGTTCTCTTGTATATTCTGGCTCCAATGGCTCCATATCATTTGAATACACGAACTCTGAACCAATAGTTACCGCATCGAAAACTTCTTCCGTAATTCGATATGTTGCGGAAAGCATTTCTTTTTGTTCATCATCGTACTGCTGAATAGTCACTTCCCATTTGTCGTTGTAGTAATAAATAAAAGGGATAAGTGTTGTGTATGATGTTTTCCCGTTTGTGTGAACAATAGGGATAAACATAATTTGTGTATGAGCAGGTGTAAATTCTTTGGATATAACTTCTCCCTCTGTGATTGCTTTTGAGCATCCTGTTAGAATCGAAAAAATAAGTAATATTCCAATGAACGCAACTATTTTTCTTTTCATTGTTTACCTCATAGGTTCATACACACATCTGCACCTTCTATGCGGTTTGGGTGGGATCGAATTGATGGAATAAATCTTCCCATTTCGTTCCCGGCAGGTTTCGCACACCTTTTCGTCACCGGCAGTCACCCAGCGCACCTTTTTCACCCTGGCATCACGATAGGCTTTCAGGGTGGATTCATCGGTCACGATATCCCCATATGTAGCGGTCAGATCAGCCCAGTAATGTAGCCCCCGCCGGAACTCTGTCACCTTGGCTGTGCTGGAATTGATTCCCTCAGCGGTGTACTGCCTCTTGCGGTCAACATCGTTGTCATAAATGACCTTCGTCACAGCGTTGTACGCCGCCAGCAGAGCCAGCAGCCAGGCTAAATCAGGCGGTTTCTCTCCGTGCGGTTCGGCTTCCTGATACCGCTCTTGCGCCAGTTCAAGAAAGACATCTTGGTTGTCCTTGCGCAGCTGGTCATATAGCGTCCGGGTGACTTCCAGCACATTGAGCTCGTCAAAGCCCTTCTGCGCCGCTTCATCTTTTGCGTCCTCAAACCGCTTGACTGCTCGGCTGTTCAGGAGGTCTATTGCTTTGTCCGCCAGTCTGTACGGATTCGTTTCTGTTGGCATTCAGTTCATCCCTCAAACTCCGCTCCATTTTGCGTTGCTGTTCTTCTGCATATTTCATGCTGATCCTGTATGCGTCCTCTGGGTCGCTGAATAGCCCGCTGTACTGGAACGCCAACTTCGGATGAATCTTGCTGTTGTTCAGCATTTCCGCCAGCACTTGGGCCTTGGACTGGATGTTGGACAGGTTCTTGCGGGTAAACTCCGGCTTGATGTCGGCCAACTGCAAACCCAAAACGCCAGTCTCACGGCAGATATACAGAACCAGCCGCAGGAACTCCCGCTCCGACCGCTCCCAGGTCTTTTCCGTGTCCTTTGCCCGGCTCTCTGCGGCAGACCAACCATCCCGGTAAATGACCGCCTGCCCGGTGTCGCTTGTAGAGGAACCGCCGTTCCGGTTCGGCATCCCACAAATCGTCAGGTATGCGTCTTCCAGATCGTCCACAATGGTCTGCGTGTTGGTCTGGTTCAGTTCAGAAGCAATGCGGTAGACCTTGGCGTCTTTGGTCTGGTCAAAACTCCTTATTTTTATCGCCATGCCGCCCTTTGCCAGTTCTTTGTATTGGCCATCTTCTAGTTCGCAGTTTTGGAACACATCATATGCGTTGACAAAATCCTGAATACTGTCCAACCTATTGGACTCAATCATATTGATCGCGTTCAGAATGGGGATAACTGGCTCAAACGCACCCATGCGGGCGTCGTTATTCACATACTCTACAATGGGGATGTAGGGGATGGTACGGGCTTCCTGCTTAGTGATCTGGCCGTTCTGCACCTCAAAATACCATTCGGGGGTGTACACGCAGAAGTAGGGCTTGCCCTCCTCGTCTACCTGTTCCAGAACACCAGCGACCTTTTTCTGCCCTACGCCACTGTGGTAGATGCAAAACGCCGCCCTCGGGTCAAGGGTGTAGAGGCGGGAGAGCCATCTTCCTCCCCAGCCTCATCGGGAAGTACCATACGAACCGCTACACCGCAGATGTGCATCCAGTCGGCCAGCTCCTTGTCGAGAGTGTCTTTACTCTCAGATCGCATGTACTCGTTGAGCGTGTTCACACTGGCGGAAATATCATCTTCTCCACCGTTGGACACATAGCGGATTGGGCCATCCAGGAGGTAAGCAGACTTGAAGACCACGATTTCGTTCGCCCGGTTAATCATCACCTTGTTGTTGATCTCCGGGCGGACGATTTTATCTTTCAACCGGATGTCCTGTTTGCCTCTGTAATAGTCATACAAATAGGACATTTCCGCCCTGTTGATGCGATGCACGGCCAGTGCCTTGCCCAGCACCTCCACCACGTTTTCCGGGGTGACTCGCTTTTTTGTGGTGTAGATTTTACGCCGACCGGTCAGCCCATCAACCGGCCACTCAGATATAGCTCGAACAGTATCGTTTTCAGTCACTCCGTCACCCCCAGAATAACAAAAAATGCCGACCAACTACCGAGTATTCCTCGGTAACTGATCGGCACTTGGCACGCTTCGTCCAGGCATTGCCCGGAGGCACTTGGCACTAAACTATATATTTTCAGGCGCTCTTTTCGCCTTTCAATTCGATTTTGATGTTCTTCTTGCAAGCCTTACAGTATGGGTAAACAACGCCAACTGTCTTGCTATCCACCTGCATCAAAAGCCGCCCTTTTCCATGATTGATGCCAGCAGCGGCACAGACCGGACAATAAATGTCAATCTTCATTCAGTTGGGCGGCTCCTTTCTAATTCTGGTGGACCATCTTGGAATCGAACCAAGACCAAGCCCTTATGAGGGGCCCGCCCGACCATCGGGCCAATGGTCCAGATATACCCCTTTCGGGGTATGCTGCGGGTTTGGTCAGGCTTTCCGCGGGCCTGGCAGCATTATTATTTTAGTTCGGCCTCTTCCAATGGCTGGCCCTTGTTGTCCAGCAACCGCTGCCCCACCGAACTGCCCGGTGCTATGTTCACAAATGAATTCCATTTCTTTTGAGCCGTTTCATTGAAAGCCCATGGAACACGTCCCATTCTGTTGTCCCTCTGTGAATTACCCCTATGTCTTTTGGCTTTGGCCTTACGATGTCTTTCTCTTCTTCTTTTCTCCACTTCTCTGAGTAATCGCAAAAATTTTTCAGTCTATCCCAATATTCTTTGGGCTGTTCCCAGGGGCGTAAATCGTTATTGTATGCCTCTGATGCCTCTCTGAGCAGTTCAAACGGGTCTTTCATCGTGCAGCCATCCCATTCCTTAGTTGGTGCCACCGCCCGCCTCATGCGGCGAGGAGAGGCATATTTTTGACTATCTAATACAAGTGCTCATTAGAATCATAAATGCCAAATTCCAAGTCATTCCAATTAAGTCGTTTCTATCCCGCGCTTTAAAGGCTAAATAAGCATTTACAATCATAAGAACAAGGCAGATAAATTTTGCAATGATCATAAGCACATCCACAAACTTTACACCAGCCCATCATAAAATCTGCTTTCAGCTATTTTATCTCTCTTTCTCTTCAGATTGAGGAACTGTTTGGATGCGCTTCTGTTGGCCTTGCATTGATTACAATTATTTCTATTCTTACAAAACCAGCATCCGTCCTGTTCCCACCAGTACCAGTCCGGCATGGACGGTTTTGGTTTACGCTTTGCCTTACCCATCATGCACTCCAATTTTTTGTGCGCTTTCCGCTTAGATTGTCACACCGTATTGGAAGGCCCGTGCACAGGCAAACACGGCAGTTTTCAGCGGGATAGCGTTTTATGGTCCAGCCATCTAGAATACAGTTGCTTTATCGCCTCTGGGCCGAACCACCGGGGCAGGTCATAGCTGCCACCGCTTCCGCCTCCATGACAGGCGGGCGTCAAGTACCTTCTCCGGGCCCGTTAGACGCTCTTGGGTTACCGGTATAGTGTCTTTCCACAGTCAGCCTCGTGTATTTTGAGACAGCTTACTTTGCCGCATGGAGGGGGCGACCCTCCGGCCCGGATTCTTGGGCTGATTCACTCGTGCGGCATATATTTCACACAGTAGGGGCAACGGCACTATTGCCGCCACCCCATCCGTGTGAAGGAGGTGAGAAAAAAGATGGTGGACAGGTGGTAGGAATCTACCTACCAGTTTTATTATATCACAATATATAGCGCTTATCAATAGTTTATACACAATATTTTGTATTTTAAAACGGACGCCGGAATACCTCCACCTTGTTTCCTTCAAGTTGTTGAACATACTCAGCAAACATTGCCCAAGCATCAGGAACATCATCGTGCTTATTTTTACCTGCCATTGTATACCCGCAAAGGAAATTTAACATTCTCCTGTATTCTTTATCCTTTTTTATGACAGAGTTATCCTTAAACAAAACACGGTCTTTGATAAATGGGCTGTTGACTATGATCCGTGTCTCTTTGTTTGATGTAGTATATTTTGTTGTTATTTTTGCGATTCCCCCGGATTCTTTCACTTCTTTTTGAACTTTTTCTGCAACTTTACCACCAGCGCTGTTACTTTCAAACTGGCCCATCTGAGCCTTGTGCTGAAGTAGTTTTGACACTAATCGCGCCTCTACAACCTCCGGATTGCTATTATCGCATACCACATCTTCGCAGTAGAAGTCATTCCCATATTGATAGCAGATCGGCATGACGCAGTAATCAGTGCCCTTGTCTTTCGTATCGCACACAAACAGAATTGCATCTGGTTTTCTATCAGGAAGCTCAAAGTACCTGCGCAGCTCATCCTCGCTATACAACTGACCCTCGCGCTCGATAGGCTGGTTCATATAGAGAGCACGCCAACTTGCATCGTCCATTACTTCGCGTTGCTCATGATAAAATGCCGTAGTAAACCCAGCGTGGTTCCCGTAGTCAAAGTTACTCTCGTCATTTTCATCTAGTGCTGGCATGACAATAAACTCTGCCCGGTTACTTTCCCCGTAGGACTGTTCCAATCGTCCTATAACATCGTGGATTGACCATCGAGTCGCAATATGAAGCTCCTTGCAATCTCCAATTTTCCGCTGCCGCAAATCTGTTGCGTATAGATTCCAGAGTTTATCCATTCGTTCCTTCGACAGTGCACTCTCCAGGCCATCAACCAGGTCATCGCAATAAAGCAGATTTTCAGCTCGGACCTTACCTGCGTTTCCTGACCCAACAGACGAGAACTCCAATGTTGCAAATCGCTTTCCCTTCTTCGGGTCTGTTCCAAGATCAATCATCATATCCTGGGCGTTGGTCTTGACCACCTTGACTACCGGAAACACATCATTCCAAAGATAATCCCCCTGCGGGTCCATAATACGAATACACTCCTCATATACTCCGCGCAAAAATGCGTTCGAATGAGATCCCCCCAGGATTGGCTTTTCTGGGTTTCTCCCTCCAAGCCAGGTCAGAAAGAACAGAGCCAATGTGGTCTTTCCCACTCCAGGGGGAAGAGAAATCGCCAGCAAGTCTAGTTCGTTATCTGCCAATCGTTGCAACGCCTTTGCAACCCTATATAACTGCTTCCGTCTGGGCAAGTAGAACCTCTTTGAAGGTTCGCGGTTCCACTCAATATACCGACAGTGTGCGTCAAAATCATACGGCGCGTCAAACAGCAGGCTCCGCTTGTTCAGTTCGAACATACGGATGCTTTTTTGTTCTGTGGCGAATTTCGCAGACAGCCGTCGCACTTCCTTGTTCCGCTCATGCGCCAGCGTAAAATCTTCTGGCTCCAGCAAACGCAAGCTATCAAAGGCGTCATTCAGTGCAGACGGGTCAGACAAGTCCCTCTGAAACGCCTTCTTTACCAACTCTTGAATTTCCATGAAAAAAGTGCCTCCTATCCCGCAAGATAAAAGGCACTTGGCACTGTTCGCTCCATCTGGAGAGGCACTTGGCACTATATACGCCCGCCCTGTGGCGGGGGGGCTATTCTGTTACATCAATTTTATTCCAATTCACCAGCATCGTCATCAACATCGCAATATTTGTTAGACGCTGGATACGAAGTGTTTTCAACTTTTAACTCCGCCAAATCAATTTTGTTAACTTCTTTGCGCAACTCTTTTACCTGCTTCTCCAACGCTTCGATTCTTTTTCTGTTTTCCTGTTCCACAAATTTCTCCCACGCTTCACTCATATTCAATCCTCCGCCGGTTCAGGGTACGGCATCCAGTGAGTTACCTCCCCATCTATGTCGCTCCACACGTTATCCCAGCTATTTGATAGATATTCCCATTTCACGCCGTTGTATCGGGCATCCGCCCACACGAACTTTCCATCAGCGTCACTAAACATCAGCGTCACCATCACCGGCTCCATATCCGGCGGCATAGTCTCAGGCGTTACTTTGATCCAGTCCATTATGTTCCCTCCAATCATGCAGCAAGCCGGAAGCATCCATTCAGACACCTCCGGCTTACTCTGGATATTTGGCAGGGCGGCGTATCCTGCATCTCAGGTTCTCTTGCGGCGTGTCAGCACTCACGCATCTCCAACTAGGGCGACGGCTGCCCGTTCCGTCCTCATACAAGGGAGTGTCGGGAGCCATTTCCAACCTCAAATACCCGCGTGTCTGATTATATATAATTTATATCTTCCCTGTCAATGGCGATTATTCTTGCATCTTGTCGAGTGGTATGGTATCCTAAGTTCAAGCGTTGTCGGCAAAGGTCAGCCCAAAGCATTCTCACGAATGACGGAGGGACCTTGCCCTCCAGAGAGGAGGGCTGCCTATGGTTACATATTCCGATCTGATTCAAATCGGCATTTTAATCGTTGGTATTTGCAGTCTGGTCTACCAGATATGCAAAAAGAAATGACCGCCGGCGTCCTGACAAGAGCGGCGATCATTTCGACGTAATTTGAGGGGCTGACCGGAACCGGCAACGCCCTTTTCTGTTTACAGTATAATCGCCCAATATGATTTTGTCAACGATGATCTCCCTGCTGGGGAGGTCTTTTTGTTTTTCGCGGAATTTTCACTTTACAACATCCACTGCGCCCTTCAGCATATTGGCCGCCTTACGCATAAACCTGTTTTCTTCCAGATACTCCAATCCAATAATCGTGATCTCTGGGCAAATCGGCTCCGTAATATGCCGCTTCATATCTCCCAGGTTCTTCGTCACAACAATTCCCTTAATGTACCCGCTGTCCTGCATCATAATCAAAATCTGTTCCCAACGCTCACGGGTCACACCCAGTCGAAACGGGCTGATCGTCTCAACATCAAACTCCTCACAGTCAAGTGCCGCTTCCAAGTACCTCAATATCCGATATATGACCTTGAAGTTGTTCATTGTTTCGCTCCTTTTTGTCTGCGGCGGATTTTTAGGCCCCTCTCCTTACCAGCACATACCACTGACTTTTGCTAATACCCATCTGCTTACAGGCGGCCTCCACTGTGATGGAGCCGTCTTTTTGCATTTGGAAAAATTTTTTAGTTTGGCACATTTGCCATCATTCGCATTAAATCTGTCCTATCCCACAGTTTAACGCCAAGTTTGTTTGCAAGCGTCCTTCCGTTATCAGAAAAATACATATTTGTGATGACAGCACACCGTGTCGCCTTATACATGGGTGCTCCGGCGTATACTTCCTGTACCGACTTTACCCCCACATTCTTTGCATATCTCTTGCATTGAATCGCATATCGCTCACCATCTTTGCTTGCAAGAACATCTACGCCATAATCCCCGCTTGCTTTTGTCATCTGCACATTGGAAAAACCGTTTGCCCTCAGAAGCGCCGCTACATATCGTTCAAATTCCTCTCCGCTCATTATATCAATTTCTGACATATCTACTTGTCTGACATTTTTCCCGCTCGACACAACGCTTACAATTACAGCCGCACCGACTGCAACAAGTATCAGTATGACCCACGGATATTCAGACAACAAATATAACGGAACCCCAATAAGGATAATCAGCATTATCAAACCAGTAGTGGATTTCCTGCCCCGCATGATTATCCCTCCCCCAAGATAGGCTCATGAACTCCCTTTACCCAATTCATATCCCCGTATTTATACATTCCCCGGTAAAGCGGCTCATTTTTGATAATGCTCCGAACGCTCGTATTCTGAAACTTCGTTCCTTTGCGTGTCCGATAGCCAAGATCATTCAGCTTATCGGCAATCGTCAGCATCGGGGTTCCCTTCTTATGTTCCGCAAACACAAACTCCACAATGGGCCGTTCCTCTTCGTTGATAACAAGCCGCCCATTATCGACCTTGTACCCGTAGGCAGTACGACCGCCACTATATCCGCCAGCGGCTGCCTTAATCCTTCTTCCGTTTCCCGTTCGGAGCGCAATGTTCTTTCTCTCCTGCTCCGCTACAAACAGCATCAGCGCACGGTAAATATTTGCAAAATCTCCCTCTGGGAACACCTCTTGTGTACTCAGCAGCTTAATGTTCCGCTTTTCGAGGACATATAGATAGTAGAAATACAGTTTGGTATCCCTCGCTACCCGGTCACTCTTGAACGCAATCACGGCCTCAAACGGAGGATTAGAAATGTCCTCGTCATACAATATCTTGTTTAGCTCTGGCCGTTCATCGCTCGCCCCGCTTTCTTCGTCACAGAACCACTTAACAATGTTATACCCATTATCATTCGCATAGGCCAGTATTTTTTCCTTCTGCGCCTCAATGCCGTACTTGTCATCCGCAGCCTGAGCCTCCGTGCTTACCCGAATATACCCAATGGCGTTTTTGAACTCCATCATATCTTTCACCCCTTGCTTGTTGTACTTATTGTACCATTTGTTTTTGCAAATGTCAATAAGTTTTTGCAACAAGCCTTTTTTCTGTTTTCCGTGGTGATGGGATTAACCTGCCTACCTTATTCCGGAAAATATCCCCCTCCAGTGTACCAATAACGACCCCATTTGACCCAATCCAGGCCCACTCTCTCCTCCGCATTGCAAAAAATCTTGAAATTATTTTATATTAACTCATTGACAAGTAAATACAACTATGCTATCATACAATCACAGCAAGGGAAACCTCGCTGAATCTACCGGGCAGGAGGTACGCGAAATGGAGATTGATAGCATGACCCAGACCGAGCTAGCGTCATACCTTGAAACCCTGGCCAGGCTGGTAGAGGCCACGGCCAAAGACCCGCAGGATGCGGCCCGCATTATCCGGGAAGCCATTCCCAAACAGTAAAAAAAGATAGCCGCCCAGCCCCGAACAAGCAAGCGACTATCTAATACCCAGCGGAGGCGGTTAGAGCCTGCCATCTGGCCGCCTCCACTATAACACAACCGGCAGGGAAAAGCAAGGTCACAGGCCAGGAGGGAAAAGAATGCAGCCCGATATATACGTAGTGCAAAAAGACGGCGTTACGATTGGATGGTATGCCACAGAGGAAGCCGCCAAAGATAAGGCCAAAGCAACCGGCGGGAGAGTAACCCCGTACTACATCGTTGAAAAATAAAGCCCCGGCCACCGCTTGCAACAGTGGCCAGGGCAAAGAAAACCCCAGAACAACCACGAACCAGGGCGCGCCCCTATTGTATCACGGGCGGGCCCGGAATACAAGAAGGGAGTTATAAAAATGAATGCAACCATGATTAAGCAAAACGCCGAAGGAATCCGCCTTTCCCACCGTGAGCGGGAAGAGAAAAACGGCCTTGCCCGTGGATATAAGGCCGTGTACATGGACGCCGGGAAGCTCGTTGACCTGGTAGATCTCAGAATTGCGTTTACCAGCAGCGGAACGCCCTATGCTTGCGTTTGGTGCTATCAGCCCGGAGAATTTGCAAAAAACGACATGGGCGGGTGCTGGAACAGCGGGAGCGGAACAGCTGGGGGCTATGGGTATCACAAGGGAAGCGCCGCTGTAGAATCTGCGTTTAGGGCCGCCGGTATTAAGTTCAACTCAGAGGTTGGCGGGTGCGGCTGGGAGCGTGTGAAAGACGCGGTGCAGGCCGCCGGGGAAATGCTGATTGACAATTCCGCCCCGGTTTACGTCGTAGAAATGTACGCATGAGGAGGGCCGAAAAAATGACATTCGAGGAGCGCCGCCGAATGGCTGATCTTGAGTTGTGGAAAATGTTATCCCGCACATTCCCGGGCCTTGTGCGCAACGTCCGGTTTGAGCATTACGACGCGGGCGGCTGGTGGTATACTTTCGAACTTGTAAACGATCCCCGCCGCCAAACGTGGGCGGTTAGGGAAAGCGACATTGACAACGCGGCGCGGGCTTAACCCGCCCGCCGGAGAATGGAGGAAATGACCATGAAGAAAAGAGAAATTGACACTGCGGCCCGTTTTGGACTGCTTGACCGGCTGCAAGCGTTGGAAAACGATTTGACAGCGATTCCCGGAACAACGTACATTGATTTTGATTTGTCCGGCCTGTATGACCGTTGCCCGCTCTGTTTTGTCGTTGGCTATGATATTGACGTAAGACGGGAAGATTATTTTGAGGCCCGCCGAGAATGGATCAAGGCGGTTATCATGGTATTTTTGGCGCATGATTTGCCCCCGACAGGAGACACCATAGAGGACTACGGCGCAAGTTATTATTTTGTGCGCCGTATGGGCAAAACGTGGGAGGAGATGACCCCCGCTTGATTATCCTGTTTATTGTCCTTCTTCCATTTATGGTGATCTGGGAGACGGCGAAAAAATCTTGAGTACCACAGCGCCCGCCCTGGGCTTTCCTGGGGCGGGTTTTCTTTTTCCCGTGTTTCCTATACCCTCCAATAGCTTCCCGCCGCTTGCGTGGCATCCTATGGCCTCTAGGCGGCATTTTTGTGCCCGTGTCCAGCGGGGCAGGGGAGAGGCAAAAAAGTAAAACCTCCGTAAAGGCCATTTACAGGCCCGTAGAGCGGCTTTTAGCGTCTGGAAGTATCCCTATACTCCCGCGACCCTAAACGGCCTACAGCGTCCCACAGAGCGGCCAGCAGGTCATAAAGCAACCCCGGCCCACTCCGCTAGGAGCAAGCCGGGGCGTTGTCATTTGTTCCGGGCCAGGGAGAGGACGGCGCAGCGCTCCGCCATCGCATCCCACCAGGCGCAGCGGGGGCCGTCACACTGCCCGCCGATATACTCCACGCGGGGCGGCTCGCCATCAGTGCGGCACTTTATCGCGCCAACCCTCAGTATTGCGTCCAGATCGGGCGGCTCAGTAGCTTTGAGCGGGCACAGCTTCCCGCGCGAGAGTCTGTCATAGTCGATAGCCATTGGCGAATCTTCAGCCATAGTCGTTTGATAGTCGATGGAATCTGTGCCATAGTCGCTACCATAGTCGATAGTCGTTGCCATAGTCGCTATTCCTCCACCACCACAGACCCGGCGATCCGCTCTTCAAGCTGCTTTTGGTCGGGAGAGTCGCCGAGGGGTTGATTTGGTGTCAGGACGACCTCTTGCTGATCCTTCATGCCGAAATAGTTCTTTGCCCTAAAAATGTAAACAACGGGGTTAATTTTGCCCTCTGTGACCATTTCAGACTCAAAAGATGCAATAAATCCTTTGGCTTTTTTAATGAGGTCCATGCGCACAGAGCTGCACCCAATCCCATTTTCCCAGTTCCAAACCGTCTGCTTGATAGTCCCTAATGCCATGACCATCTTCTCAACAGTAGGCAACTGTCCTGTTTTTTGGCAGGTGTCAAAGAACTCATATAGTCGCTCTCTGCACTCTTCATCGGATTTAACAATGGGTCTATCATAGAACATCATACAGTTACCCATACAGCGGGATATATCTTCTGCCTTTGCTCCAGATATGACGCTTGGAAAGTTCTCTTTGCCTCCACGGCCCCTTGCCTTTACGATAGTTTTCCCTTGCTCCATAGTCGTATCATTCTTGCTCAGAGTTGTCACCTTCCTTCGCAAACCCAAACCTCTCTCTCGCTCTCTTTGCCATGTTTTCACGCTGTTCGTCCGATAGTTTCTTTGGGACGCGGACTTTAATCCACTTCTTTGGGAAAGTATATTCCCTCATTCCTTCACCACTTCTAAGTAAAGTAATTTCTTTGTGTTTTTCGGCAAGTACATCTAATCGGCGGATCAGGGCACGGTCCATCGTGTAGCAGGAGGCAAGAGGCTCTTCCTGATTGTAGTTATAGATAGTTTCCATTTCGTATTTTGTTAAGTCCAATGTTCGTTCCTCCATTCGAGAAAGGACATCTTCTTGAAAATCATAGTCGCCACAATGTATTTGATAGTTCCTGAGTTGGTCATAAAGTAGAGTTTTGATAGAATAGGAGCGATGTCTTTGAAGTAAGGCTCCCATGTAGGATTACTATATTTCATTTTACCTATATATCCCCTTTATATCATAATATAAAACAAGCAGCTTGTCAAGCCTCAAATGCTTTCTTTGCTAATTCCTTAATTTCTTCCGCCGTATATTTTTTTGCTTCTCCGTTCGTATCGCATCCCTCCTTCTGGCTTTCTGGGAGGGGCATCCAGTGAGTTGGGATGCAATCACAGTCAGTATAAAACCCATCATCTGTATATGCACACCAAAACGTGATATGTTCATCTGCATCGTGCCACCATCCGACTGCCATATTCCCTGTTTCGAACGCCATAAGTACATCCTGCTTTTTCTCCGGCAACCTCTCCTCAACGCTAATCCACTCACTCACACTGTCCGCCCTCCCCGTCTCGAATTTGCTTCTTCATCTCTTTTGCGGCTCCTTCGCCTACACCAAGAGCATACGAATAAATGAGCCAACAAACAAAACTCATCACCCAGCAGAAAACCAAAACAGGCATCGGTACTATAAACCATCCATTTGCTTTGACAATAGACAGGATGATTCCCAGGAAAAGGAGCAGTTTAATCATCGTCGTCGCCCTCCCCGTCGTGGATGGAACCAATGATCTCAATTCCGCCAGTTGAAAGATGCTTGTTTACGCCCATACTTTCAGCGCCATTCAGCCAAACGCAAAATCTATTCCACTCTGGGTCATAGCATACAGGGGCTTCTTTTTGTTCGCCCCTCCAGTTCGTCCAGCGGATGATGTCTCCCTCAAAAATCTTCTTCCTGTTCTTGTCGGTCAGGCCGGTGTACTGGCAGACCGTGGAGGGGTCAACCTCAACTCCATAGAACGCAGAGGCATATTCCGGAATAATGTAGTGCTTTTCTTGACCGGCTGGCCCAATACAGCAGTAGAATCCATCTACACATTCTCCATTATCCAGCCGCTTGGCTTTGAAAAGGATTTCTCTCATCTCTTTCCCTCCATCCCCATAAACTTCCGGCACATGGCCGCAACCTGGATGGCCTCACAAGCGGCGTTGATGGAAAACATCATCATACTTTCTGCCGACAGTTTCGCTGGGCTGTCGTGCCTGACGCTGTCCCACATATGGTCCAAAAAAAGCTCTGCGGCTTCTAACTGTTCTTTTGCTTCGTCGAACTCTTCCAGGATCACAGCATAGCCCTCGTGTTGGCTACGGAACTGCGGGAACCGCTCGTTGGCGGCGGTAAGCTCCTTGTCCACCAGGGCTCGGACGTTGTTTTCGATAACGTTCATTCCTTCACCTTCTCTCTCAGCCTATTCAGATAAAACAGTGCTTTGTCCAGGTCCTGTGCTTGATTTCCTTTGAGCGGAGACCTCCAGATATACTTGACCGCCTGCCATGCCAGACCGGCCTGCACTGTGTCCTGGTATCCCATGACCATGCTCTCTAGCGCGTCTATGCACTCGACAGACCCGGCGGTGTAGTGGGGCGGGTGTTGGACCATGTCTGGCCGATCTCCAAAAACGCTGACCAAATATTCGTCTGGCACTGCAAAATTTTCTTCGCTCATTCCACACCTCCGATGATCTCGTCAAGGGTGACGGACTGACCTGACTTGATTTCTGGAAATAGCGAGCTTTCAATATCTGCAATCCACCCATCTTCGGCTCCAGTTATGCCTAAAACTTTACTGCCTCGCAACCGCTCAATGTGTGTTGCTTCGGGGAACAGCACGCTAATTATCTTTGCTGATTCCACCTCCTGCTGGGTGAAGTGGGGCTTGCGTGGATACTTGATGCCCAGTGCCTCCAAAACACGTCGTACAGTCACGCGGTCATACTCTTTGACATTCTCCGGCAGTTCTTGGTACGGGAGCATATCGGGATGGTCATCAATTCCCTGGCGTTTCTTCTCTTCCCACCATTCGTTATGTACTGCCTCACAGATTTTTTCAAATTCGTCACCCAGCACCTCACAAATTCTCGGTTTGTCCATGTTGGCCTCCTCCTTATGTTTTGCCGTCTCCGGCATATCATCCTCCACCACATAGCCAAGCCACAGTTCACTGCTCATGGCCGTCCTCCTTCCTTTCCCATTCCCTGCACCGCTGATCCGGTTCTATGAAGTCGGCGCGGTGTGTGGAATCTCCGTTACAGCACACGCCCTGGAAGTCCTCGTACCAGGCGCAGGTGGCGCATTCCTCAGCTTTCCAGTTGGCACAGGTGTCATTTCCATGTGTTAAAAATACCCCGTTGTCAGGGCAATCACAAAAGCGATCTCCGTCCCACCATTGGCAGGTGGCGCAGCACTTAGTCATGAGCGGCCTCCTTGTTCATGCGAGTGCCGCACCACGGGCAGAAAGCAGCACCCTTGTCTCCATCATCGCTGTACTCTTTGCACTCCGAACAATACGGGATTTTCCCTGGTTCAAAAATCCATCTCCCGTGCCTGACCTCCGCAACGTCGGCGGCGGGGAGGTGTACAATCTCTGACCACGCCGCAACATAATCCCCGCTGGTTCGCTTGACCACATCCAGCGCGACCGCCCTCTCGATGTACTCTTTCATCGCTTATTCTCCCTTACAATGTAAAATGCGATTTGAATAAGGCCAAACCCAAAAATAAAAACTGCTGCGGCCCAATTCAGCGCGGTATTACCAGTTCCGTTTATCCCATAGTAAACATTCAGTGCCGCCAGAAAGAAATTCAGGCCAGCGAAAAATATCATTCTGAGCTTCCTCCTTTTTCATCCTGCTCCCTCCGTAGTGCGGCCTGGGCCTCCTCGCTGGTCAAAATCTCAAATGACCAC